TCTCTCCAGTTATTTGTGGATGTACCTGTTTCGGTATGCGTTCTCTGATTATACATATACTTTGTGTCGATACAGTCGTGCAACTGAATGGTCATAGTATGAGCAGGAATCACATTTCCGCTTGCATCAATGGTAGTGAGCTGTGTGCCGTTTTCATCCGTTGCGACATCAAAGTCAATTCCTAAGACATCACACGTAAGCAGATGCTGTTCACCGGTGCCGTATGTTCCGTGTTCAAACTGAAACTGTGTACCTACGTGGAAGAACTGACTTGCAAGACCTAAGCGGTTAATTGCCTGAACCGTTCTCCACGAGCCGATTTTGAATGTTTCGTCATTCGTAATCGGACTTCTGTTTGCGATAGCCGTAAGAGCAAGGATGATTTTTTCAACATCGTTGTGAGGAATCGCACTTGTATTGATTGCCTGTGTGAGCAAGTTCATTTTCTGCTCAAATGAACCCTCTGAGAGTAAGTTTAAAACACTACTCATTTTCATTACCTCCTGTCAAAATTTCATATTCAATAGCCGGTTTTCCGTCTATTAAAGTAAGATTGAAAAATACGTCTGACTCCTGCTCGTCATCGTAATAAGTGATACCCTCCTCCGAAACATTGAATGTGTCATCACCGATTACATACTCAACGTCTGTGTGCAGCTCCGTAATCATCTGACAGAGTTCTGAAAACGTAGGAGTGCCGGGAATATATTCACCTGTTGCTGTCTCGATAGCTGCCTTGAGAGTAGGATTTAAGAGTTCAATCTGTGCGAGTAACTCCCCAAGTTCCGTAGGTGTCTCACCTGTTACATATCCCATTTCTTCATATATTCTGTTAGCAACAGCTGTTATAGTGCCTAACAGAGCATTAAAATCAGAACTGGGGTCTGTGCCGAAAGCAGCTACAAGAGTATCACTTAGACGTTCTGTGTTGTTTGTAACAGCCAAAGCGTTAATGTGAATACACACCTGCTCCACCCACGTTGAGAAGTCATCCCAGTCTGTGAAGTCTCTCTCCAATATAGGACGAATAAAAGGGTCTGCTAAAAGCTGTTCACGAGTCCAACCATTAGCTTCACGATATGCACTCGTCAAGGTCATTCTCAGACCATACAGCTTGTCTTTTGAGAAGTCCCACAACTGACTCATCAGTTTATCTATCTTGTGAGCAGTAGGAGTCTCAGCTATGTAATACACACGCTCCATACACAATTCAAAAAACGTGCGGAGATTGCCTATATACTCAATGAGCTGTGCAAATGTCATTGCTGAAAAATCGGGGAATGTGATATTTTCAAAATGCTGAGAAGTTGTTTCAACTCCCATTATGTTTGTCAATGCTTCTGCAAGCTGTCTGCGGTCACGCTCACCTATATGGATGATGCTGTCATCAGAATGAGTAGCAAACATAATATCTTTCTCACGAGAGAACCATATAAGTTCGTCATTTTCTGAATACATTTCAATCCATATTTTTGCCGTAGGATAACCTGTCATAGCAAAAGGAATTGAGATTGTGTTGTTTTCGATAACAGGTTTAAGTGTTCCGTCTTTGTTTATAAAACAGAGCTTTTTAATAAGACTGTTTGTACTGTAACCATTTACAGTTTTTGGGAAAACAAAGTTTACGACTGTTGCGTTATCTTCACCGACTACTCCGAAGAAGTTATCAAAGATAAATTTTTCATTGTTTGAGTACATAAATAACGCTCTGTTTTCGTCAACAACTATTGTCTTGTTCATTATCTATCCCTCCTTTATTTAATTCCATGTCACATCGTTATTCCAAACGAGTGTAAATTCAAAAGCATTACCCGACACCATATCTACCGAGGGTCTAACATATACTTTGCTTGGGTTAGTGTGAACAGAACCCGATGATGTTTTTTGACCATTCAGCCAAGCAGCCATATGGTCATAGGTTTTACAAATTCCACACGTTGATACAGTATATTCAGGTGTTATGGCTGCCGATATTGTTCCTACGTGGTGGTCTGTTCCTTTTGAAAAAGCAGAACTGATTGTACCAACACAGTACAAAGTACAGATATTCGCTGTTTTAGTTAAATACTGTCGTGTGATTGTAATGCCATTCGCAGCTGTAAATGTGTATTCATCGATTCCGTTCCAAATTTCTCTCCAGTTACCCCATCTTGAATTGATTTTTGTTCTTACAAACGTCCGATAGGGATTATCTCTTTGAGTAAACCTTTGGGTAACCAAGTTTGAACTAACAGAAAAGACTTCAAGCATACCAAATGTTAAAATCGGATAGTTCAGATTATCTCCCGGAACACTACGCTGAAAATACAAACCCTCGTCGAGTAAGTTATTGAGGTCTGTTCCTGTTTCAATGCTGTCTTTAATAACACCCATTATATTATAAGAGTTCATTTTAATGTTACCACCAACATCTAACGCACAAGTAGGAGTGTTATTATTGATACCTACCATTTCATCACGGAAAACAACAAGCGGTCTACCTTTGTTTACTGTTAATAAAATAGTATTGTTACTGAGCTTATCTGTAACCTTAATCTCTACATTGTATGAATAGCTTTCGGGCAACGAAAGAACTCCGCTACTCAGATATTCAAACGAACCCGAAGATATATCAAGGTGTGAGTCGGTGAGAGGTATGTTTACATAAGAACTCCAACTCGTAGAAGACGTGAGCTTATACCTATAACTCAAAGACTGTAATGTATTTTTGTCTGTCCCACTCACAGCAACAGGTGAAAACGAACCACCGAACTGTAAAATAATGTTATTCTCCACGCTGTTTACACGAGCTGCTGTCCACGTATCAAAAGTTACACCCTCGTAAGCAATTACCGAAACATTGTTAACAACTCTCGTGGTTGAATATCCTCTTGTATCTGTAACAGTAACTGTCATTCTGAGCAAACCGCTTTCTGAGATAGTGCCGAAATTTACAGTAGAGGTAGCAGATGTTATTGACTTCTCACCGATTGTAACAATATAGCTCTCAATGTTTGCTCTGTTCAGAGCATCCGCATCAATGGTTACACTCATTGTCGAATAGTTCTGTATCATCAATGACTGATTACCCGTAATTGCTCTTGTGGTTGAATTGGAGTCAAGATAGGTAATGCTGTTTATAACGGGTGCAGAACCTGCGGAACTTGTCTGTAATACTCCTGTTGCGGTAGAGGGTTCTCCTATCTGATACGTGCTTGAGTATGTACTTCTGCTGTATGTTGTCAGAACATAAGTTGCAGTAACAGAAGTTGCAGAACTCATAGCAGATAACAAATTGTTCTGCTGTGTAGAAGTCAGACTATAAGTCTTATTAACACCTACTGCTTCATTACCTCTAAGTCCCGTAATAGTTACTATTGTTGAACCGTCTATCTTTATTTCAAGTTTGTGATAATAACTTGATTTATAGACACTCCAGTTAAATGTAAGTACAGGACTTGTGCCGTCAATAGTCAATGCGGAAACATTGTTGAGCTTTGTGCTACCGAGCATTGTTACAGATACCGCAGAAGAAGTACCGACTACCTGATTAGATTTTCTCCTCGCCCTTATTTTTATCTGATAGGTTTCATCGGGAGTGAGACCCGTAATCGTCTGCGTAATTTCGGTCTTTTCCGCTGTTGAAAACTGTGTATAGGTCGAACCGTTGTTAATGCTGTATTCCCACCTGTCACACAACTCACTTGTGTTAATCGTAAGTGTTACTGATGTAGATGTTATATTAGAGGGAACAATAGTAAAGGTCGGAGCATTACGGTCAATATTAGGTATGGCACTTGAGGTAAGACTGAACGTGCTATCGAGAGGTGTTGACCAATGAGTAGAACTTGCATAATAAGACACACTCGTATTCGGAAAAACACCTGAAGCGTTATGAGTAACTACTTTAGTTGTATGCCCTATTTCAATTCGGTCACCTTTAGGAATGTCATAATGTCCGTTAAAAATCGTTGTACCGTTGATTTTGAAAGAAGTAGTGCTACCGCTTTCAACATGATAATATGTTATGTTTTTATCGGTATAATCCAAATATCCGTAAAACGTGAGAGTTGTTTTGTTCGTAATAGGGTCTTGCGAATACTGATAGGATATTATGAATTTAAGATAACTTGATACAGATGTTGCAGTTTTTGAAACAATCTGTTTACCTAAAATCGGTGCTACTGTTGCCATAAACTACACCTCCTTAATCAACAAATACAATGTTTGTTCCTATCAGAACATTGTTCTGATAATACGGAACAAAACGGATTTTACCTATCTCCAAATATTGCTCTACGAGAATTTTCGGAACATTCATTTCGTCCGCTTCAATCTTTGTTACAAGCATATCCTTGTAATAAATGCTGAAAGCACGAGGAGTAACCTCAATGTTGTAATCTTCACCTGCTTTGGAAACCTCAATTCCCTCTGCTGATAACATCTTAAACAAAGCATTACCTGCTGTTGTTACTCCGTAAGACCATACAGGACTGCCACCGTTCCAACCGCTTGAAGTCCAAGCTATACCCTCTGCTGTCATTGTAAAAATGACCATGCTTTCTTCAAGTTGTGCCTGATTGTGCATATAGTATATAGTTGAACCGTCTGTCTGCTCGACACCTGAGAAGTACAATCCGAGAGCGTTACTTATCAACTCATTGAAAGCTAAGACTGTCTGCACTCTATCGTTGAGAGCTTTATTGACTTCCTGCTTCATCTCATTGATTACAGCTACCTCTCGTGAAGTCAGAGGGTTTGCGGTGGCATATCCGTTACGTTTCGCAGACTCACCTTTACCTTGCATTACTGTGGTCTTGTTCAGGGTGAACGTAACGTCTGTAATAATGCTCACGTGTCCTATCCCATTGTTATCCGTAAATAAAATCTTATCTAAGGGATAAATATTAGGTAAAGGTTTCGTTGTAAAACTATACGGTGTGTACGTAATCCCGACATTAGAAAAGATAGTCGAAGCTACACTCTGAAAGTCGTGTGTAATCAATCCGTTACCCTCAATGTTAAGCACATAAGAGTTAGTACCTGCAAGATATGTCTGCTCATTATCTCTTATCTGTACTCCCGTGATTGTTATGTCGTTCTCGTCAATGTCTGAGCTGAACCTATCTGATGCTGTGATATATGTAGGATTATTGTTATTTACGTTATGATAGTCATACCATACGACCTCAAGCTCACCTCTCCAGTTTATAAAAGCACACTTGCCGAATATTTCATTGAGCCATACAAGATACTGTCTGTATGTGAGTGTGTCTCCGATAGGAGCTGCCGTTATAGAGTAACTATGGTTTGGTAAAGTTGATGTGTCTGTAAGTAACTGTATATTACATATATCACAGATACGTTCAAGCAAAGCACCGGCAGTAACAGGAAAGTACAGATTATCAAGGTCTACTTCTTTATCAAACTGAACCATTCTGTCAAGTGCAGTAATAGTCATATCCTTGAGCTTGCGAGGGGCAGAGTCTACTGTGAAATAACCCATAGGAATCCAATAGGTTGTACTATTCGGAACACTCCAGTCCTTAACACCGACCTGCACATAAAGCTCCGCACCCTCAAAATCAACATCGTTAAAGTCACCCTCTGAATTATTCAGAACCATTACAAGCTCCGCTGCGATAGCAGAACCTATTTCAATTCTTTCGGTAGATGCTGAGTAACGATTGATAGCAAAAGTGCCTTGCTTTATGTCAGCTTCTGTAATGGTAAGAGTGTCATTTGATGTGGTAACTGTTATGTTCAAAAGCTGTCTCTGTGAAGATTTAAACAGCTCCAAAGCTGTATTATTGATAGGATACATAACTTAACCACTCCTCTTTATGAGATTGAATGATACGTTCTGCCACAAATGCAGTCGATTATTATACATAGGTGCTGAACGATTACCTACATAAAATTCCGAGGTGACATAGTCACCTGACATTGCATCAAGATATGTAATATTCAAATACTCAGGGTTAAAAGCCTGTAATATTTCCGATATTTCTGCGGTAGTAATGTTCTGCCACGAAAGCTCCAAACCTACAACCTGTCCGACTCTCATCTTGTGCATAACTGTATCTTCTGTACGTCCTGCATCCGCTGCTGAAACATCTTCAAGCTTGTAGGTATAGGAGGAGGGACATTTTACATAGCTGTTTCCTACCATGCGAATAGGGTTATATTCATCATATATAGCCATAGTGTTGTCCCTCCTTATACTCCGACAGGAACTATTGTCCTACCGTCTCTGCGATTTTTACGTGTGAAACCATTGATAATATCGTCAATGCTGTTACCGTTGCTACCGGTGTCTTTATCGGCAATCTGTTTTGCTACGTTGATTAACTCTCTGAGCAATACATTCTGTTCGGTGTTTGCATCAGCAACACCCTGTGATACTGAATCAACAATATCATCATTGTTCATAACAGTAGTCTTACGACCTACGTTACCAACAAGTTCGGGTCCGGCTTCATTGGCAATGAACATCTGCCCTCTGTTCAAAGTACCACCGTCTTCAAGACGAGGTAATTTGAAAGTGTTAAGCTTTGATATGTTGATACCGGGTACTTTGTTGATTGTTGTAAGCAAACTGTTAATGGCACTTATCGGTTTGTTAATTATATTTTCGATAGTAGTGAGAGCTGAGTTTAATGCTTTTTTGAAAGCACCACCGACAGCTTCACCCAATTTCGTACCGATAGGTGTGAGCTTATTTTTAATAGTAGTCCAAGCGTTTGATACGGTAGAGGTCACACTTGTAAATGTACTTGAAATATTTGTCTTAATGCCTGACATTGTACTTGTAATCGAGGACTTAATATTAGTCCAAGATGTTGAAGTATTTGATTTTATCGTAGACCAAGTTGTACTTGCTTTCGACTTGATGTTGTCAAGTGCAGAAGTAGTGTTCGTTTTGATACTCGACCAAGTGTTTGTAACCGTTGTTTTGATGTTAGTCCATGCTGTTGTGGTTGAGGTTTTGATTGAAGTCCAAGCATTTGTTGCAGTAGTTTTGATATTTGTAAATGCCGTTGAGAACCAAGAGGAAATAGTATTCCAACCATTCTTTAAGCCCTCAAGTAAACCTGCAATTATATCACCACCGATACCCGAGAAAACCTTTGAGGGTGAACCGATTTTGAGCCACTTCTTAACAGCGGTAACAACAGGCTGAACAAGATGCTCATTGAGCCAAGTGTTAACGTTTCTGAGCTTTTCGGTTATTCCGTCAAAGAAACCTGCAATAGTATCTAAGCCGATAGAACGGAAAAATCCTGATAACATCTGCGGTATTCTCGAAGCAAGACCTACAATAATTCCGGGTATCTGTACTACAATTTCAGCTAACAAACCTGTGAGACTCTGTAAAACTCCACCAATATCAAAACCTGCAATGAAGTTACTTACCCAGTCAAAAATGCTGAATACTACATCTCCGAGATTTAAACCTCCGACCATGCTTACAAGTGCGTTGATTGCGTTACGTATAGCCCCACTTAAACTTTCAGCAATACCACGGGGGTCACTCTGTTTAAGTCCGTCCTCCAAGCCTTTCCAAATTTTATTAACAATATCTCCCCAGTCTTTTCCCTCAAACCATTCAGAGATTTCGTTAAATGAACCTTTAAGGGTATCACCGATAGACTTGCCGACCATACCCCAGTCGAGCGTTGTAGCTGCACCTATAACCGTATCGAAAACTGCTGTAATTTTTCTCACGAGTAATCGACCTGTTGTGTCAAAGTTTATCTCCGACATAGCTCCGTTAATTACTTCTGCAATGTCTGAACCGATTGCTTCAAAATCAGTAAAATGTAGGAATGAGTATGCTGTTGAAATAGCACCATTGAGATAATAACCTATCTTTTTGCCTACCTCGTTCCATTTTATACTTGCAAAAGTTTCATTAACTTTATCCGCAGCTAATTTACCAAGACCCTCCCAGTCACCTTCATTAAATGCTTTCTTGAGAGACTCTGCGAAGTCAGCTATATCTCCGTTGATTGTTTCAACCTCTGTAAACATTGAAGAATAGTCGGGTGTGGATGCTCCGCTCCCTCCGCTACCTGACTTGTTGTTATCTTGTAACGGGTTGATTTCATCGATTCCGAGGATAGATTTTTTCAACTTTTCATTAGTTTTTGTAGCCTTGTCTGCGGATGCAGCATATTCTTTCGGAGTTTTAACTGCCTTTGTCCACGTCTTTGCACCACTCAAAGAAGCAAAGAGCTGATTAAGTACGTTGATAAATGCAACTATCTTATCTATCGCAAAATCAATAGCCGGAGCAAGTGAGTTGATTATGGGGGCAACGGCTGCAGCGATTGAATTTTTAAAATACTGCATACTCGTTGAGATAGAGTCCATAGACTTAGCGAATGTACCACCCATAGCTTTACTATACTGATACAAATTGTTTGTACCGTCTTTGAAAGCTTGTGTGATTGCATGTATGGCAGCACGAATTGCTCGATACATAGCAATTCTGCCGATACTTGACATAAACTGACTTACTTTACCTGTTGCTGATTTAATAGTATTTCCGAAGTTTGTAAAAGGTTTCGTAAGCAATTTACCGAAACTGCTATTGAAAAATTTGGATGTTCCTTTAGCAATCGTTTTTAATGCACTTAATTCCTTTTTCGCAATACTTGCTCCGAGAGAAAAAGCTTTACCTATACCTTTGCCTACTGTTGAAAATACTCCTACTATGCGAGGTGCTACACTACTTGCAATAGATTTGACACCGTTAAATGCCTGAGAAGCTGTGTTTTTTACATAACCGAAAGCAGACGAAACTTTACCCTTAACTGAATTGAAAGCGTTTCCCACACCGCTTGTGATTTCCTCTGCTTTATTCTGAATAGACATAAAAGCACTTGATACATGAACTTGTGCTGTGTTAAATGCAGTTCCGACAGTAGCTCCGATTGTTCTGAACGGGGCAGATATTTTACTACCTAAATCTCTTGCTTTATTAGATATACCGTCCAAACCGCTACTGATTGTCGGAAACGTCATTTTAAGTCCAAACTGCAAGTCCCGAAACGCATACGCAACATCGTTAGGTAATGCTCTTGCCTTGTCTGCAATATCTGTCCACAAGGAACGATTGTTGCTCAATTCTGAGTTAACGGTGTTAACGGCATCGGCAACTTCTTCAACATCTGTAACCGGGGGGACAACTACACTTTCGGATGTTTCAGGAGCAGTCGGTAAATCAGTAGGTTCGGGAGTCTGAACATTGTCTGTATTATCAAAGCGTGGAACATTAACATTGCCGACACTTCCTAAAGCACCGAGAGCTGTTGACATTTCAGTAAGCTTTGAAAAATCAACGTCTTTGAGCATATCAATAGCAGCTCCGAGATTGACAATCTGTTTTGGTAAAGCAGCGGAGAGTTTTACACCCTTAACGCTATCTAACTGTTTAAGACTGTCTGCAAGCTCTCTGAGTCGTGAAGTTCCGTCTTTGTCAATACCTAAACCTTTATCGGTAATGTCTTTCAAACTCTGCAATGTTGTCTTCAAGGTTGTAAGACTTTTTATACCTTTACCGTCATCTTCAACTTCAACTCGTATTTTGAGTTCGTCTACTGTTGCATCACTCATGGTGTTCCACCTCCTTGTTTGCGAATTTTGCATTGAACCGTTCGGTCATTGCTTTCATCTTTGCTATCATCATTTCCTGTTTTCTACGTTCATCACGGAGCTTACGCTCAACCATTTCTTTCTTTGTAATCGGATATGGTTCGGTAGGATATTCGATAGGTTTAGCGTTCTTACCCGGAAACGCAACTAAGATAGGTGACATATCACCCATAGCTTCATAGATGTAAAGACCTTGTAACCACAGTTCGTAATTCTTTTGCTGTTTCTTTATTTCGTGAGCTTTCCGAAAAGCTCTTACAAGGCAACAGTCTTGATTATAAAATTCATCTACTGTCATACCCATAGCAAGATACTGTGGTAAGTGAATGTCGAAAATCTCACTAAAAGAATAGGGTGTAGAGTCTATATCAGACTCTGCACCCTCAGAGGGTTGCGAGTCACTTACCAATTCGCATCCCACGTCACGTTTCCCTCATCTTCCTCCGGTTCAGCCATGAGGGTTTCAATGGTTTCGTTATACATTTCAGCAAGCTTACGGAACAACTGTTCACGATTTGTTATCTTGTCGAAAATGTTATCAACTACTTCCTGTTTAACCCACGGATGATGTGCCTTGAAAGCTCCTGCAAAAAGTGCGGGGAGGGTAGACATCGGTTTATCTCCAATGTCAGAGATTACAAAACCTCTTTCCTCAAGAGCTTTTACGCTATTGCGTGTAAACTCAAGAGTGTATGTCTTTTCACCGTAGGGAATACTTATTGTCTTAGCCATAACTCGTTACCTCCGTATATTTTTGTTAAGATGCTGAGAACTCGATAACAGTAGAGGGTGCGATAGTGACTGTCATATCAACAACCTCGTTTACACCGCCACCGGCAGCGAATACGGAAAGCTCACCTGTGAATGAAAACTTACCCTGTGAACCGTCAGGTGTAAGCGTACCACCGCTTTCTGTACCACCGAACCATACAGCAAACTGTGTCTGTGTACCCTCAAGAGCTTTGAGAGTCTGGAAGTCGGTGACATCGTAGTTTGCTGTAAACTCAAGAGCATCAAGACTCTGAATACCGGCAATGAATGTCTGCATCTTGTCGGAAAGAGTTGTAGTTTCAAGCATTTCGGGAGAACCACCGAGGTCGGGGAAATCCTTAATGTCAATGAGCTTTGCCCATGTAGTTGAGCTACTTGCTGTTGTGCCTTTCATCAGAAAGACCTTATATGTAGAAATAGCCATAAGATTACCTCCTATAAATGATTTCATTTTTTGAGACAGTAGCTATGTATCTACCCGTGAGTCTATACTTTGTACTGTCATCCATAGATACAGGGGTTTTACTTGTACGAGTGAACCCCAAACTCAAAAGTGTATTGTCAACCAACGCAAATATTGCTTTGCACTCCGCTTTCTTGCCTACTGTCTTGTTTGTGTAAACATTCAGCTCATACATAACATCTACGTGGTTTTCATTACTTCCGCTGTCTCTTGTGTTTCGTGTGGAGTAGTTATCAGCTTCTTCTAAGCTGACACAAGGGAAAGCGGAGGGTGCGAGTACGGTTTCTGATACAACATCAGCATTAGGATAGACAGCAATTACAGCATTGTAGACTTTATCGAAAATCTGAGTTTCAACATCAATCATTACCAAATACCTCCTTTGCTATCTTCTCTATCTGCTGTCTCATTTCTTTACCTGACTCATACATTGCACGAGCAGGAGGATTACCGTGTGTGAGAACTAATGTTCCGTTCTTTGTTTCTTTTGTTGTTATCGCATTGTTGCCGGGTTCTCCGTAATATCCCCAAACGTTTTGAGAACCTTTACCCTTGCCGTATGTACCACGCTGAAAACCCAACTCTGTTGCTTTCGGATGCTGTTCCGAATAGTGAACACCTGCACCAAACTCAATAAACGTAACCGCTTGTCCTCTTGCTGTAATAACAAACGTATGCTCGTCTATCCATTCAGGAGACTCATCAACGGTTACATCATTTAAGCCTGAGTATTCCGCAGTAGCAAACCTGTCAACCGCAACTTTAATACCGACTTCCGCTAACTTTTCAAGAAAAGAATGTATGTTCTCATCTAACGATTTCTCAATACGCTCAATGTGATTGAGTATTGCATCAATACCTGTAACGGATATCTTCACGACACTTTCACCTTGCTTATTGCGTAAGAAATTGAGTTGAGAGACTTTGCAACTTTCTTGACAATATAGTCATAAAGCGGTCTACCGTCAGTATCGAACTGCGGAGGAACATCAACAAAGAGGACTGTATTTTCATCAATCGTCAATGAGGTATTGTCCGTAACGATAACCTTGTCATACTGCAAGTCCGTACCAAACTGTTCCACCTGAGTCTCTCCCATTGCGGAGGAGACGTTAGCTTCAAGATAAATAGGTTCGGAATAACTTACTGTGTATTCACCGGTCTTTCTGCCGTTACTGTCTACGATAGGTGTTTTGCTCTGAAACAATGAATAATAAAACTTCAATTTGTTTCTTTTAAGGCATTTCATACAATCACCTACTCTCAAAGAACTTCCGCAAACGGAATAACATCTTTAAGCATAGAATCAGGTACGCTTGCACTCTCGTAAGAACGGTTAATGCCGTTTTCGTTGTGTGAAGTTTCACCCTCTGCTCCACGCTTATTGAGTAAGTAAATTGCAATTTCAACCTGTTTGGTATGATACTTTGCAGGTACTTCCGTTACATCTGAACGGAACGGATAACATCTTGCGATAATCACTTCTCCTGCAAGAACAAGATAGGAGGACAGTACGGCATCGCTGTCCGTTAATTCACTCATTGTCTTGAGCATTGTTAATTTCTGCATATCTGTCATACTGTCCACCTCTTATTTCGTTGAGCCTTTACGACTCTTTTTATTACCGGATTTAACCGGGGGTTTGCGTTTAGGTTTACCACCGCTTATTGTTACAGGCATTGAAGTTTCCTCCCTTACGCTGTTTCAAGAACAATGTTTGCGAGATGATAAATCTTTTCAGCAGACTTGCCGTCCTTAGTAGCTGTGAACTTGACCGCCTGTTCTCTACCTGTTATGCGGAAAAGAGCAAGTCCGTCAGAGTCAAGTGTCTTTGCACCGTGGACTCCACCGATAAGCTCTGCTGTAATGGTTGCACCGGTGCCTGCTGTTGCGTGGAGAACAAGGTAGTTACCTGTATCTTCACCCTCAAGCCACGCACCTGCATCCCAGTCCTCACCGTCAATGTACTTCAAATTACCTGTGAGGTAATCTTCGTGAACTACAAGATTAGACTGTAAGTCAGGAGCTGTGTAACCGAGTAAGTCTGTCTCTGCCGATATATCGGAGTCAACCGACAGAGCTGTTAAGGGTTTGCAGATGTAATCTCGTACCAACCCTTTGTTGCCGGCTCATCACCCTCAGCAGGTGTTGCTGCAACGTAACCATTACCGACTGCTTCATAGTAGGTCTTACCCTCTGTAACAGAAGTATCTTCTGAGAGAGCAGCTGTACCCTTGACAATCTTTACAGCCTTTGTTTCGTCTGTAAGAGCAACAATGTAATACTTACGAGAATAGATAGCGTTCTCACGAGTATTGGCATCTCTTTCCTGCTCAATTTCTGTACCTTTCTTGTTGAAGATAGTTACAGCTTCACGAGTTGCAAGGATTACAGTACCGGGAGTAGCATCTTTCTTTGTGTAGATGTTACAAGCTGCGACTGTGCCTACATAACCATTTGTCGCAAATCTCTCGACATACTGAAGTGTGTCTTTGAGTTCCTTACGGATATCTGCGAGGTCAGCTGCACATACGAAAGCAAACATCTGAACATCTTCAAGATTTTCAAGATTGAGTACGGACTCTGCATCTGCGAAAGCATCAAAGTCGAAAGCTGTTGTTACAACAGCCTGAGTTGCTTTCTTGAACTCGCCGTAGATATCAGCATTTACTGTGTTGAACATATCAGTACCCATGTGCTTTGTGCCGACAGGAACAAGCATCGGGTCTGTCATCTGCTGTTCATCGAAATACTTGAAACGGTTCTGAGCAAGAGCAATAACGTACTCTTTCTGATTGTAACCGACCTCGATTGACTGAGTGTTACCATTACCCATTGTGAGCTTCTGAGTGCCGTTTGTTGCTCTGTAAACATTGATTTTTCTTATCATACCTGCTGTGCCGACAAGAGAATTATCGACTGTGCAGAATGACTGTAAGTTCAGCTTAGAGTTGAACTGGTCTTCAACCTCATTAGAGAGGTAAAAATTGTCGTAAATTGTGTGTGACATTATGTTGTACCTCCGTCATATAATTTTTTGTAGTCATCCGGGTGGTCTATCGAATACTGATAACGCTCCGCAGGAGACAGCTTTGAGAGCTTGTCCTTTGTCATTTCATCTCCACCACCGTTACCGGCAGGAGGTGTGGGAGTGCTTTTCATAAGTTCAGCCTTGATAGATTTATCGTGAGTTTCAAGGAACTTTCTCTGATTGTCGAACACCTTTTTTGTGTCACCGTCAGCGAGAGCTTTTGCCGTAGCATCAGCAAGGTTCTCGTCATAACCCATTGCGAGATACTGAGCTTTGTGTGCAGCTACAAGTTCTTTTCTCTTTAACTCTGCAACTTCTTCACGCAACGCTGTCAATTCTTCATCCGCAGCCTGTCTCTGTCTCTCATCTTCGGAAAGTTTATCCGTATGCTCTTTCTTGAGCTTTGAGAGTTCGGATGCTGTCTTATCGTAAACGTCTTTCTTGACAAAACCTGAGTAATCAGGGTCAGGCATCTCAAATGCTTCGATAGCAGCAATCTTCTGTTCCGGGGTCATATCGTTGTAACCCTCGATTTTGCTTACATCAAATTTGCTCATATTAAATTCCTCCTTGCGTTTTAAACACTTCTCTGTGTATTCTTGCGTTTATACAGTTCTCTCTGCTTTGCGTTTTATCCACTTCTCTGTGCGTATATAAAGCGTTTCCGCTTCAAGGTAAAAAGAAAAGGGACTACAAGCTAATGCTCATAGTCCCTGTTGACTGTTTTCACTTACCCAGTTATAAGTGTCTTAATCTTCACTTTTCGTTCTATCTGTACTACCACGATTTTGCCGTTTTCTTTTTTGACCTCACAGCTACCACCGTGTTTTAGGATTTTCATTATTTCGTTTGCTACTTCGGGTGGCATATTATCACTCCTCAACGGGAAGAAGATAACATCTGCATCCTATATGTGGTTTAGGTGGAATATTATCTATATCGTAGATTTTTCCGTCCCTTTCGGCACATATCTTACATACCTTGTCATCTTCAATCGTAATCCACTCTACACGTTTTATTCCGTTATCTCTATATGCCTTTAAAACAGCTTCGTCTGTAATTTCTATTGCATATTGATTAACCATTGCCGACCAATATCTCAAAGCTGTATCGACTTCTTTTGGTTTAGTCGTGCTTGCTATGAGACTCTCATAACATCTTGCACTTTTACGTTCAACCTCTGCCGAAAATACATACTTTGTAATGGGGTCGTATCTATCAAAGAACAGTAACACCCATTCCAACTCAGGTGGTTTTGATACCGTAAAGTTCTCCAACGGAGCGTTATCATAAGCTATAACCGACAGCTTATAAAGCATTTCCTGTACGAGCTGATAGCTTTTAAGATAAAGCTCTTTGACTGATTGAAGAACATTCAGCTCATCAATAGGAATGGTGCTTTTAAGATTACCGAAAAGCCTTATAAACTGTTTATTCAGATAAGAAATTATCTTGTCTGTATAGAGATAAAAGTCATTCTTCGGTTTCATCTTCGTTCACCTTTTCCTTGTCGGCATTTACTGTTGCTTTAGTGAACTCTGCGAGTGCCTGTTCGTTCTTCTTTTCCTGCTCCTCAGAGTATTTCATACTTGCTATGTATGCTATCTCCGGGTCTGCAAACATACCCGAATGTTCAAATGCAAGACGAGGATGTATCTTGTCGTTTGCAAGCATTGTTGTGAGAACCTGTGCTTTTTCCTGTATGTTTTCGTAATTTCTACGAGTAAATCTGATTTCAATATCGGACAGCTTGAGGTTCATATCTCTGAGAGTATTTGCAATGTTGAGAGCTATTCTCAAGAACTGTTTTTCAGATTTCTTGAATACAAGTTCTGTATCTTTTGCTCTCGCTTCGGCAGACTCCCAACCGTCACGCATTATTACAGCGGAGCCGGTATCACTTGTACTTGAACCTCCGTTGCGATTAGGCATACCACAGATTGTAAGCACCGTCTGATACATATGGTCTGTAAGTGTCTGAGTCTGACTCTGATTAAGCTCCTGTATCAGATACTTCACATCTCCGTCTACCGGAACTTTAATACCACCCTTTTGCTTGAGTGATTCAAAAGACTCATCGTCTATGTCTACACCCTTGAACATAAGAAGTGCCTGTATGAACTGTTCAACACCGTCCACTCTGTCAGATGCAGTCTCGTTGATTGCATCGAGCAGAGGGAGAACGATTTCAAAAGCACCGAGTCTTGCTGCGTTTGCAGAATATTCGATAATCGGAACTGCTCCGAGGGTGTGAGATTCTTCTTTGACTACCTTATCGTTAATTATCTCAAAGTATGTGTCCTGTGTATAAACACTATACTGTATCGTAAAGTCCTCACGCTTGATATACTTAACACCCATAAGAGGTTTGTTTCCGAGTCCGTTGTAATAAACAACAAATGCAAAACGAGGGTCGAGAGTGTAAATCTCAAAAGGTGACTCGTCTATTTCATCCGACTTGTCGGGGAGAACCATTCTGTAAGATGTACCGCAGATAGTAAACCAGTCTGCAAGTTCTTTATCCTTGCAAGCCTTATCCTCCGCAAATACAAACTCATTCAGAGCATTGATTGCATCAGATACACTATCGTCTCCACCACGACTTACATACTGAATAGGTTCACCCATAAGATAACCGACCTTGAATGATACAATTTCATTCGCACGATTTTCAACAATCTTGTTGTTTATCTCCGGTCTTACCTCTTTCTTTCTCTGAAAGACAGGCTGAATACCACGATAATAATTGTAGAGATAGTCTATCTGACCTGCGTTCTCTGTGTGCGTTCCGATAGCTTTATTCAGAACATCAACAACATTATCTGCCGTAATTTTCTCAACATCTGAATATATAACTTTTCTACCTGACATACAAGGACTCTGTGTCATAGATATACTACCTCCTTTTACAATATACTACCATATCTTGATTGTAGCATGCTCCAATGCTATTGTCAAGTAATTTTTCAAAATAACCATTGGAGAGTAACAAAAATTTTTAAAAAGGTCGATTGAAGACCTCTGCTTTCTTATAACTGAAAAATGCCATATCAATAGCCATACTTAAACTATCGGGTGCATCATCATTTTTGTTCTTACCGAACATCTTAAAGCTGAACACATTTTGCATAAACAACTCATATTCTTTACTGCGTTTACCTGTTTCACGGAAAATCATGCGTTCTCTTATGTCCGGTGCCTTATCAAATATCCTTTGATTTTTCGACTTATCGTTTGGAGCTGCTTTTGAAGTAATGTTTATCCTGCACCCTTTGTCTTTAAGCATTTTTTCAATACCCTCTTTGTAGGACTCTGTTGCTTTATTTGCTTCAACCCTCATAGCTTTGACATTATGTTTGATGACTGCGTTTACGAGCAAAGGTTGAGTTATCGACTTATCGTTATTGTCGTAAACAACATCATGAACATAAATGTCATCACCATATTGATAGCAAACAGGAGATGCAACAAAGTCCCCTCCACCGAAAGCAGGGTCAACCGCCATAAATACTCTATCAGGGTCTCCCAACGGCAGTTCACCGTTATAGAACCTAAAATCAGCCGGAGCAAACAAAGCACCCTCACGCTCAATAGGACAGCCCTGATACTGAGCAAGCCACGATGCAAGGTCATTATTTCTCTCAAAAGATGCTCGTCTCTGTTTATAGTAATCGGTGCTGAAACCAACCTCGTGGTCGTATTCAAAATTGCTCTCGTCCGCATCACTAAGTGCAGGTAAATTCAACACTTCATATCTGCGGTCTTTGAAATGCTCATCGTTTTGTAAGAGGTCGAGTCTTAGTCCGGGAGGGTCGTATATACTCCACCGAGTACCGCACCATAAATACTTTGTAGTTTCCTTACCACGAGGTATGAGGTTATTATCTACTTTATCCCACGCTGATTTAAGACGGTCAGGGTTTAACGCTTCCTCAATACTGCCTATGAGGTCATCAGCTATAATAAATCCTCGCTCAGCATCACAAGCACCGTTCAATGTACCGTAAAGAGAACGGCAGGTCAGCGAGGGATAATGTTTCTTTCGGTCAATATCCAATACCTCATTTGCAGAATTTGTCTTGACAATCTTTGTTTCAGGGAATACGTCAGCAAACAAATAAGTATCTTTATCTTGCATTATCTCAAGAACACCATTATAAAAAGCTGTAGTAATCGTATCAGAATATGAGCTGTAAAGGTTCGGATACTCTGAATTTCTACCCATTATCCAACAGACAAAGAAAATCAGCAGAGTTGTTTTACCTGTTCGGGGAGGTTGACTTATAAACAGTTCGTCCAACTTATTGTCAGCAAGCATCTGTAACTTATCGACTATCCGCTTTAAAGTCTTACGTCTGTTCTGATAGAACCTGTCCTGAGGTCTGCGGTTGATTTCTATATAAAGCAGGAAACTGTCAAAGTCGTGCGGAGCATCAAACAGTAACGTCTTTTTATAAATCTCAAACATTTCAGAAACATTTATTCTCTGTTTGATTGCAGCCTGAACATACCACCGCAGCTCTTTGTTTACAGAGTGTGCCTGTTCAAAATCTTCATTTTCGTACTCTCGGCATATATCAAATAAATCCCGGTATGACTGAACCTCAGCAGGTTCTTTTTTTATTTTTTCAAAAATTTTTTTGAATAGCAAATTGTAATTCATAATTTCCTCCAATAAAAAACAGAGACTACCCTAAAGTAGTCCCTGTTGACTGTATCCTTACACCCTATTATGTAAGTCCTTATGTGATTTATTAAATTTAATCGTTTTCCGTAGGCAGTATTCTATAACCTATCTTTTCATACCACCTGTAATACTTGTCATAGTATTTGTGGTACATAGGCATATCACCTCTCCAAATAGATTTAAGTTCCGAAAGAAATTGTTTGCTTGAAAGTTCTCTCTGTCGCAAAAATAATAAATCTGTCTGTTCTTCCTTAACTTCTCTTGATTCTTTCAAAAGCATTGACTTGATTGCTGTCTTATCTATCTTATTTAGAAAATCACGATTCTGTCGCTGCTTTTCAATTATCACATTGACAAGCTCGTCATCTGAAATTAAAGAGTAATATCCTTGTTTACGAATAGAGGGTAAAACGTCATGCGTAACCCAATGTTTAAACTTCTTAGCGTAGGGCATTTTACTTGAAAAAATAAGACTATATACCCCTGCTTCATTGATGATTATTGTTTCTTTTCTTTGTTTTCCGTCAGACAACTTAATCTTTTTTCTATCTTCCTCATCAACATGGCGGTTGACATCTCGACTACCGTTTTGGTACCCGAGGACACCGGCAACATCTATTCCGACAAACCAAATTGTCTCTCCGTCAGTAATTGTTCGGACAGGTAAATTTTCAAAATCAAATGTTAATTCTAAATTTGTCATTATAAATTCCCTCCTCTTTGCGACCTTGCGAGTGCATACCACGTAGAACGACTGATACCTAATTCGTCACAACATTGATTTACAGTAATACCGCCATTACAATATCGGTCATAAACACTCTTAAACTCTCCATACGAAACTACTTTCTTTCGACCCTCTTTGAAATCAGGGTCGATTGATTTTTTATACTCCTTGCCCTCTCTTGTTCTTTGAACAATCATATCTCGTTCAAATTCAGCGAAAGCAAACATTATGGTTCGCATCAGTTTTCCTGTCGGTGTATCATCAAACCGACCCATATTGAGAATGTCTATACTTACGCCTTTGTCCGTGAGAGTATTTACAATATCCAAACCCTCTGAGGTACTTCTTGCAATTCTGTCAAGTTTAGTAACTATGACTGTATCTCCCTGTCTGACCTCGTTCATTAGTTTATCGAGATTAGGTCTATTTTTCTTCATACCTGTGTATGTGTCGTGATACACAATCATAGCACCTTTATCTCTTAACTGTTGTTCTTGAACATCAAGACTGTTTCCGTATAAATCCTGTCCGTGTGAACTGACTCGTGCATAACCGTATATCATTTATCATCACCAACAATCCATTGCGATTTGTTAAGGTTCGGTGATTTACTTCTAACAATCACCTCAAAACCCATAGTATCGAGAAAACGTACAAAAGTATCTACTCTCATACTTTTGCCTGCCATTCTATTAGCAACAGCACTCTGTGATGAATAACCAAGTTGTTCAGCTAAAACGGCTTGAGTCCAACCGCACTCGCTCATTACTTCCTTAACAATCTGTCTTTCGTTTTTCTTATCCATTTAGCATACCTCCTTAATATCACGGTTTCATAATATCACGAATAAGTGAACAAGTCAAGAGCTAATTTTAAAAAATTTCTTTTTTATTTTTCAGAGTGATTACACCACCCACTCGTACTATGGCTGTGAAACCATATCCCCCGGGGGTACTGTGTATAATCTCAACAGAAAAAACACATTGAAAAAATATCACGAAAAAATGATAATTTTTTTCAAAAAAGTATTGACAATATCACAAAAGTGTGATATATTATAGATGTAATCACGAACACGTGATAAACAGCAGTCAACACGCTGCACATAATATTCTTTAATCAGGAGGTACTACAATGGATAAGTATAATTACAGGGAGTCAATAAGAGAGGCTATTCAACAGTATATCTATGATAACGGTAT